TCCGAGTGATGACGTCTTTGACCCCCATGGAGAGTTAATAGATGTAGGTGTAATAGACCACTGGCAAAATGAAGCTGATGGTTTAAAAGGAGATCAAGACGCGTTAAACGAGTTTTACAGACAGTTTCCAAGAACTGAAGAACACGCGTTTAGAGATGAAACTAAAAATAGTATATTTAATTTAGTAAAAATATACGAGCAAATAGACTACAATGAAGAAATGTCAAGAACGTTAGGTATTTCAACAGGTAGTTTTCAGTGGGTTAACGGTGTAAAAGACACAAGTGTTATATTTTATCCAGATCCACAAGGTAGATTTAAAGTAAGTTGGGTACCACCAACAAATATACAAAATAAAATTGTAATTAAAAATGGTATAAAATATCCTGGTAATGAACATATGGGCGCTTTTGGTTGTGACTCATATGACATATCAGGAACTGTAGATGGTAAAGGCTCTAAGGGAGCTTTACACGGTTTAACTAAGTTTAGCATGGAAGATGCGCCTGCTAATCAGTTTTTTCTAGAATACATAGCTAGACCTCAGACTGCAGAGATGTTTTTTGAAGACGTTCTAATGGCATTAGTATTTTACGGGATGCCTTTACTTGCAGAAAACAACAAACCTCGTCTATTGTATTATTTAAGAAGACGTGGTTACAGAGGTTTTAGTATGAATAGGCCTGATAAAGTTTGGAACAAATTATCTACAGCTGAAAAAGAAATAGGTGGTATACCAAACTCTAGTGAAGACATTAAACAAGCGCATGCCGCAGCTATTGAAATGTATATACAAAGCCACGTGGGTATGAACGCTGAAGGTCAATTTGGTAATTGTTATTTTAATGAGTTGTTAAATGACTGGGCTAAATTTGATATAAACAAAAGAACAAAACACGATGCTTCTATTAGTTCTGGTCTTGCAATAATGGCTTGTAATAGGCATTTATATAGACCAAACGCTACAGTAGAAAAACCAAAACTAAACATAAGTATTGCTAAATATTCAAACAAAGGTAATATGTCAAAAATAATTAAAAAATAAATATGGCTATAAGAAGTTATTTCCCATCTCAAGTTGTAAGTGATGTTGAAAAAATGAGTTACGACTATGGTTTAAAAGTAGCTAAAGCTATTGAAGCTGAGTGGTTTCATACTGAGCGAGGTACTAATAGATATAAAACAAACCACAACAACTTTCATAACCTTAGATTATACGCAAGAGGTGAACAATCAATACAAAAATATAAAGATGAATTATCTATAAATGGTGATTTATCTTATTTAAATTTAGACTGGAAACCAGTGCCTATTATACCTAAGTTTGTAGATATAGTTGTAAATGGTTTGTCTGATCGTTTATATGACATAAAGGCATATTCTCAAGATCCATACGGAGTTGAAAAGCGAACTCAATACATGCAAGATATTCTTGATGATATGATGGCTAGAGATTTAGATGATTTTATTAGAAATAGTATAGGAATAAATTTAACTAAAACAAGAACAGAACAGCTTCCTGAAACTGAAGAAGAGCTACAGTTGCATATGCAATTAACTTATAAACAAAGTGTTGAGCTTGCAGAAGAACAAGCTTTAAACGTTTTAATGGAAGGTAGTAATTTTGATTTAATAAGAAAGCGTTTCTACTACGATCTTACTGTGTTGGGTACTGGGGCAGTAAAAACATCATTTAATACTTCTGAAGGTGTTGTTATTGAATATGTTGATCCTGCCGATTTAGTTTATTCATATACTGAATCGCCATATTTTGATGATATATATTATGTTGGTGAAGTAAAAAATATACCTATTAACGAACTTGTAAAACAATTTCCACATTTAGACCACGAAGAGCTTGATAGCATAATCAAAAGCAAAAGCTATCAACAAGCTAATTATCATAATAACGCTTATAATTCTAAAGAAGAAGACAATAATAAAGTTCAAGTTTTATATTTTAATTATAAAACTTATATGAATGAAGTTTATAAAGTAAAAGAAACTGGCACTGGCGCTGAAAAAATATTAGCAAAAGATGATACTTTTAATCCACCAGAAGATTCTGATAATTTTGGCAAACTACATAGATCAATAGAGTGTTTATACGACGGCGCGTTAATATTAGGTACAGATAAACTACTTAAGTGGGAAATGGCTAGAAATATGATGAGGCCTAAAAGTGATTTTACTAAAGTTAAAATGAATTATGCTATTGTAGCTCCACGTATGTATAAAGGTCGTATAGAGTCATTAGTACAACGTATTACTGGTTTTGCAGATATGATACAGTTAACACACTTAAAGCTGCAACAAATAATGTCTAGAATGGTTCCAGATGGTGTTTATCTTGATGCTGATGGTTTAGCTGAAATAGATTTAGGCAACGGAACAAATTATAATCCACAAGAAGCTTTAAACATGTTTTTCCAAACAGGGTCTGTGATCGGTAGATCGTTTACAAGTGAAGGCGATATGAATCCCGGCAAAGTACCTATACAAGAAATAACTAGTGGTAGCGGTGGTAATAAAATACAAGCTCTTATAACTAATTACAATTATTATTTACAAATGATTAGAGACACTACCGGGCTAAATGAAGCTAGAGACGGCAGTACTCCAGATCCAAACGCTTTAGTTGGTGTGCAAAAATTAGCTGCTGCTAATTCTAATACAGCGACAAGACATATATTACAGTCTGGTTTATATTTAACTTCTCAAATAGCCGAGTGCTTATCTTTAAGAATATCTGATATACTAGAATATTCTCCAACAAAAGACGCGTTTTTACAAAAAATAGGCGGTCATAATTTAGCTACACTTGAAGAAATAAGTGATCTTTACCTATATGATTTTGGTATATTTATAGAATTACAACCTGACGAAGAAGAAAAAGCAAAGCTTGAAAATAACATACAAATTGCTTTATCTCAAAATACTATAGACATTGAAGATGCTATTGATATTAGAGAAATAAAAAATGTGAAATTAGCAAATCAACTTTTAAAATTAAGAAGACAAAAGAAAATTGCTAAAGATCAACAAATAGCACAACAAAATATACAGGCTCAAGCGCAAGCTAACGCACAAACTCAACAAGTAGCAGCTCAAGCCGAAATACAAAAAAACCAAATTAAAGCACAAGCAGAAGCACAATTAGAACAAGTTAAAGCTAGACTTGAATTTCAAAAAATGCAACAAGAAGTTCAGCATAAAAAAGAATTAATGCAATTAGAATTTCAGATGAACATGCAGTTAAAAAGCGCTGAAGTTGAAGCTCAAAAATCAAAAGAAAAAGAAAAAGAAGATCGTAAAGACGAAAGAACTAGAATACAGGCTACACAACAAAGTGAGCTTATAGATCAAAGAAAAAGTGATAAAGCACCTAAAAACTTCGAGTCTGCAGGTAATGATATACTAGGAGGAGGATTTAATTTAGGAAGCTTTGATCCTAGATAAAAATTATTAATTATTATTATATTATATTATGGCAAAAAAGAAAAAAGAAGAAGTAGTCGAAAAGGCTACTGAAGACAACGTTGTAAAAGTTGATCTTAAAAAACAAAACAAACAGGAAGATGACAATGTCATCAAAGTAGATTTAACTAAAAAACCAGAAACAGATGCCGTTCCAGAGCAAAGCACAGATGAGGTTCCTGTACGCGACAAATCCGAAACTAGCGAAAAAGTGGTCGAAGAAATCGTCGAAGAAACAAATGAAGAACCTGCCGGAGAGGAAAAACCCGATACCGTTCAAGATGAAGCACCCGTTCTTGAAGAAGTAACAGAAGAAGAAGTTAAAGAACAAACAGAAGAATTAACTGAACAAGTTGAAGAGGCTGTAGCTGAAGCTCGAGAAACTGGTAAGGCAATACCTGAAAATTTACAAAAAGTTGTAGATTTTATGGAAGAAACTGGTGGTACACTAGAAGATTACGTGCGTCTTAATCAAGATTATTCTAGTTACGACGATATGACAATATTAAGAGAGTATTATAAACAAACTAAAAAACATCTTACAGATGATGAAATAACTTTCTTAATTGAAGATTCATTTTCTTATGATGAAGAAGAAGACGACGATAGAGAAATAAGAAAAAAGAAAATAGCGTTAAAAGAGCAAGTTGCCAACGCTAAAAGCCACTTGGACGGGCAAAAGTCCAGATACTATGAAGAAGTTAAAGCTGGAAGCAAGCTCACGAGTGAGCAGCAAAAAGCAATTAACTTTTTTAATAGGTACAACAAAGAAAGCGAAGAGAACAAAAAAATAGCGGAAAAACAAACTAATACTTTTAAATTAAAAACACAACAAGTTTTTAACGATAAATTCAAAGGTTTTGAATATAACGTCGGTGATAAAAAATATCGGTTTAACGTGAAGAACGCTGGTGAGGTAAAAGAAACTCAAAGCGACATTAATAATTTTGTCAAGAAGTTCTTGAATGAAAATAATGAAATGTCAGATGCTAAAGGTTATCATAAATCTCTATATACAGCAATGAATCCCGACGCTATTGCTAAGCACTTTTATGAGCAAGGTAAAGCTGATGCTATGAAAGTC